TGTACTTGGCGATGATAAGAACAGCTTCAGGAATAGAAGCAGGTTTCAATACACCATACAAACTGTCATAGATCTTACGCATCACCATACTAGGATCGTTATCCAGATGCTGAACTACCCAGTTCTTTACATTAGTAAAGTCCTTTTTCTTTAAGGATGAAAGGAGAGTGTCAAGATTGACATCAGCAACATCCACAAGAATAGCAGACGTAATAGCACCAGTAGCGGCATAGCGTTGGCACTCATTAATAAGACGCCTCCAATCAGGATAATAACGCTTAGTAATTTTAGCAAGAACTTTATCTTCATACTCTACATTCTCATTAGTAAGAATAGTTTGGAGACGAGTAAAGAATTCTCCCTGAAGTTGAGTAGACTGCTCAGGTTTGATTCTAAAATCAACCACCGTACAACGTGAATGCAACGGTTCAATAATCTTATTGATGAAGTTGCAGGTGAAGATGAAACGGCAGTTGCTATGAAACTCCTCCACAGCAGTCCTGAGAGACAGTTGCACATCACTAGTGGTGTTGTCTGCCTCATCAATGATGACCACCTTGTGGGACGCTCCAGAGGTCAGAGAGACAGTCGTAGCAAACTGACGAACTCTGTTCCTCACAGTGTCTAGGAAGCGTCCCTCATCAGATCCATTGATGACGATGTAAGAGGCACCAATCTCTTCACACAGCGCCTTAGCGATGGTTGTCTTGCCCACACCAGCAGTACCACTCAGCAGCAGGTTAGGTAGTTCTCCCTGGTTGACAAAACCCTGAAAGACTTCCTTGATACTAGCAGGAAGGATACAATCTTCAACAATACTTGGACGGTATTTCTCCACCCACAAAAACTCTTTGCTCATTCTAATGGTCGCATAAATGATTTAGATATGATGTCATTGGCACTGAACATCATTTGCATATACTCCATACCCTTCTTGGGTTTGGTATGCTCACCACAGGTAAAGATATCGCAGACTGCCATACCTTTCTCTGGCCATGTGTGAATACTAATATGACTTTCTGCTAGCATCGCCACACAAGTTACACCTTGAGGATCAAACTTGTGTGAGTTGATTGCTAACAGAGTTGATTTACACTTTCTAGAAGCATTGTAAATAATATCTCTGATAAACTCTTCGTCATTCAAAAGATCGCGGTTACAATCTTTTAGAGTAAACAGAAGGTGCTTCACGCTGGTTCTAGAGCAATGTAATAGGTAAGGTCGGTGTTTACATTAGTCCATTCTGAGATAAGGTGTTGGGATACTTTGACAGTATAGTCACCCGGTAGCAGACGAATGTTTTCAATCTTGAGATCCAGAGAATAGGTGCCAGTAGCACAACCTGCCACAGTGATATCGTAAGTATTACTGGTATCATTTTCTTTGTCTCTAAGAATAAGTTTGATAATTTCAGACCCTTCTTCAGATTGGAAGGTGAGATCAGGAAGACTATAGACAGCAGATGCTTTTTGTAATGCCACCAGATCTTCTGCAGAAAGATTGAACTGAAGATCCGCACCAGGAAACTTTACATTTTTTTCCGGAGCACCCTTGAGCGTAATTTCAGGATCAGAAAAATAGTACTTAACAGACTGACGACCGCCACGGATGTTAACAAAATCACCAGATGCGAATTCAAGTTGAGGATCATTAAACAGAGAGATACCAGAAAGGAACTGACTGAGATCATAAATTGCGAAGTCCACAGGAAATACTTCTTCGCCAGTGAATTTTGCCAGAATGTTTTCTGCATTAGAGATTGTTCGTACTGTACTTCCTTTTCTGAATACGATGGAACCATTGATTGTAGCGAAATTTTTAAGGACATCTAGAGTTTTTCTAGAAAGGATAACTTTACTCATTGAGGATAGGATTCAGTAGTGTTTGATTTGTCAGAGAAGTGAAGAAGGAGTAAACCGTAGTGAAGGATCTTAATGATATCACGACGGGCAGTACCCTTACGATCGTAGCGTGAAGCATACTTGAGGATGTTGCTACGGCAGAATGCCTCAGCGTCTCCACATGCTTCAATCAAATCTAACGTTTGAATGGCATCATTGCCAGCAGAATAGTGTTGTCCATAGGTTCCAGAAATGTAATCACTTAGCTCTTGGAGTAGAGCGTCTTCATTGTATTTTCTCACGGTATGCATACGTAGTCAATATCTTTATAATAGCACTCTTGACTTTCTCCGTCAAGGTTAGTGACAGTAATAATATCACCTGACACATTAGAAACTCTAGCAGCGCCTTGACCACTGATGTGGATGACACTGCCAATAAAGTTACAATCTCCTAGTTCAGGCATCTTCAGTTTCTCCATTAATTTCAACTCCAGCATCAATTTTATCATATAATTCAATAAAGGATTGTTTGGTTTCCTCATCAAAACGATTGACGCAAACCTTGATCGCCTTCATACGATCACCCCAGATAGCATATGCTCGCACAATATGAACCAGACGACGGGTGCTAATCACCTCATCAATACCACCGTCTTTAAAAGTACGACGGATAATGTCTGCCCAGTTAGCAAGGTTAACACAAAATTCTTCATCGTGCTTACCAACAGCAGCAGTAATACGAAGAAGAATTTTGGTTTCTACAGCAGGAGTAGGATACTCTTGCTCAAATGTTAAGGCAAAACGCTCAAGGAAGGCTTCGTTGAGAACGTTAGTTCCAATAAAGCGACCGTCATCGCTGCCTTTACCTTTAGTATTTGCAGTTGCAATAACATTGAATCCAGATTTAGGGTTTACGTAACGACCAGTTTTCTTTAGGAAGACACCCTTACCTTCCAAAACAGATTGAAGGCATAAGATTTTATTAGATGCTAGGTCAACTTCGTCTAGAAGCAACACAGCTCCGCGTTCCAAAGCCTCAATGACTGGTCCGTTGTGCCAAACAGTTTCACCATTAACAAGACGAAACCCACCAATAAGATCATCTTCGTCAGTTTCAATGGTGATGTTCACACGAATGAGTTCCCTATTTAGGGAAGCACATGCTTGCTCTACCGAAAGAGTTTTACCATTACCAGACATACCAGTGATAAACACCGGATAAAATAATTTGGAACTGATAACTTTTTTCACATCAGTAAAGTTACCAAAAGGAACGAAGTTCTCATCCTTCATAGGAATAAGATTTTGTTCTACTGCAGGCATAGCAGCAGGTGCTTCGTAAGTTTGTTCTAGATGTTCCTGTACTGTAAGGTTCCAAGTGCCACGTTTAACATAGAAGTCCCGTAGACGCTTGGTAGCAGTAGCATAGGTTACACCAAAATAATCACATGCAGAAGTGACATGTTGTGCATTAATATCATTGCCATAATTTTCTGACAGATAAGAAGCAAGTTGTGATGTAGTAAGATCTGACTTTGCAGGCATGATGCGTTTCGTTTATGTAGTTATTATAGGGCAGAGTGAGGCAGAGTCATGGGCAGAGTGGACGGTTCGTCAAGCGACATACTCCACAAAAGAACTGAGAAGTTTTTTATTTGCAGATTTACCACCAAGCATTTTTTTAAATGCCTTAGTAATATCTCCTTTTTTTGCGCCACTCTCAACATTAAACTCAGCAGTCTCGTTCAATGAATTATTAGAGATGGCATAAAGAGCAGTGAATGCTTTAGGGTTTTTAATAATAGCAGACTTTTCTTTCTTCCACTGTTTTTGAATATCAGAGTAACCTTCATAAGAAGCATAACGTCCAACAAAATTTTGCAACTGAGAACCTCCAAGAATACGAAACCCAATCACATTTACACCTGGGTTACGATCACGAACTTGCTGAATAAAAATGTTAGTTACATTACTGTAGTCAAACTGCTCATAGGTAATTCCAGTTTTACGATCCCGAAGTACTTGATAATAATCAATACGGCGAGGAGCAACACGATACTCATCTTTATGATCCATATAAATTTCATGACCATATGCAGCAGAGCAACTCTCACCATCAGAAAGAACACAAACGTTGACTTTTTGGAGATCGTTGTTACTTTTGAATTCAGGAATAATATAGTTCAACATAACGATTGCTTCGTTTAATGGAGTACCAGACAGACCGACACCTAAAGTAGTTGAGTATCCACTATACGCTTTGTAGTAATGAGCCTCACGAAATAAATTCTTACACATACGCTCATACTGACGAGAGTTAGAACGAGAGGAAACGAAGTTCATCAGATGAAAATGTTCATCGTTTATATACACTGTATTTTTTTGAATATTTCCATAAGTCATACTATAGTAACTAGTATCATTTTTCATGGAACGTTGAGCACATACCCATTCATTAGTGAAAGCATATACTTCAAATGGAATCTGAACCTTCTTACAAAATGCAGTCAGGTTAAGAACTTGCTTAACAGTAGCAAGGATTTCATTACTCATGGAACCAGACCAGTCAAGCAAGAATATCAAACCATGATTCTTGCCATCAGGAATTACAGTTACTTTTTTGAAAAGATCTTCGTTGTACTTATAAGTGTGAAGTCTAGAAGTATCAAGTACACCAGTCTTAGATTGACCAGCACGAGCATAAGCGTCAGCTGACTTACGGCATTCAAATTCTTTTACTAAGTAGTTTACTTCTTTTTGTGATTGCTTACGAAATTTATAATACTCACTATCAACATACTCATAGTTTTCTTCTTCTCCTGCATTTTTATCAATCCAATTATGCAATATAGTCCAATCAACAATATGATTATTTAAATTCATTGCTTCTGGAATTTCAACATACACAGGGGAACGACCCTGACGAGAAGAAAGATTTTCTGCTGAGTTGTCAAAGGAACGTTGAGTTTGAGAAGTCTCTCCACCGGTATCTCCACCTGAAAAATCTTCTTCTCCTTCTTCATAATCTTCTTCGTAATCATTATCTTGCTGAGGCATTGAAGAATTTTCAAACTGATCTTCGCTAACCTGAGTATTTTCTTCTTCTTTACTATTTTCGTTTTCACGTTGATGTGCTACCTCAAGCATTTCTTCATGCGTCATAGGTGTTTCAGTTTGATTACTAAACTGATATACATCAAAAGCAATCTGTAATACTTCAGCAAAAGTTTCTGCTTTTTCTGTACGCTCAACAAAAACTAATTCGGATGCACCAAACGGAATGAATGCACTTGCACCAATTTTAAAATGTAAATTGATACGATCAATCAAACTAAAGTTATCAAGATTTTGATCAACAATTTCAAAAAAATCTAAATTATTTAATTCCTTATATCCACCATTAAAAGATTTACGTAAACCAGGAAACTTACGTTTCATTAATTTCTCAATACGAGCATCTTCTATAACATTAACAAAATCTTTAGGGCAATCTACAGCATCACGCCAGTCTTTGTTGGGTGTGAACAAAGCATGTCCAACCTCATGACCCACCAGCATGTCATAGACAATCCCAGATGCTTTGTCCCACATAGGAAGGGTAAGCAAGCGACGGTCAACATCAAAGGATGCTGTAGCAGTCTTACGGTGCTCTACAATAAGGTTCTCAGTTGCAAGCAGTCGTGCTAGGTTGCCTTTGATTTCTTGAGTTTGCATCTGTCTCTTTTGCTGATGGACTCATCATACAAAAAAGAATGGTCATCCAACCATTCCATGTGTCACTTCATTAACTGTCTCAGTCAAGACTGAATAGTTTTTAACCTTATCAACTGTAATAGTTCTGTCAAATTTATC